GGCGACAAGATCTGCATCGACGATCCGCACAACATGAAAGACGTGTACTCGGACACGATCCGATACAACACGCTCTCAACCTGGGACAACTCCCTGCGATCCAGGCTTAACGATCCAACCACAGGCCAGAAAGTGTTGATCGGACAGCGGTCGCATGATGCTGATCTGTTTGGTCACATCCTCAGCAGCGAAGACGAGCGATGGGAAGTGCTGATGCTGCCAATGGAGTTCGATGTAGCCAGGAAGTGCATCACGTTCTTCAACAAGGGCATAGGGCATCAAACGAAGAAGGGCCCATTGTTCGAGGATCCCAGGACCACGAAGGGCGAGCTGCTGAATCCGCAACGCTTTGGTGAGGAGGAGAAGAAAGCCGAGACCAAGGCGATGTCACCCAGGGACTACTCAGCCCAGTTCAACCAGGATCCGACATCTGGTGGTGGCCTGATCCTGAAGAAGAAGTGGTGGCAGCAGTGGTGCTATCCACAGGATCATCCGGAAGCTGGCAAGCCGATGCCGTACCCAGAGTTCACCGAGGTCATCTCGTTTTACGATACGGCATTCGAGGAGGATGAGGAGAACGATTGCTCTGCCAGGGTCACGGCTGGGCTGTTCGAGTATTCACCGTCAGGTCGCGACATCGACATGCAGGTTCACGCACTGCTCCTGGAACGGTTCAATGATCGAGTGGAGTTCCCTGATCTCAAGACTGAAGCAGTGGCGCATCAAACGGAGTGGAGCCCTGATCGAACGCTGATCGAGAAGAAGGCCAGCGGTCACTCGCTGATCCAGGAGCTGCGACGAGCTGGTGTGTCTGTCTGGGGAGTGAATCCAGGCACCAGGGACAAGACGTTCAGGGCTCACATGGTCGCCCAGGTGCTGAAGGAGGGACGACTGTGGTATATCCCCAGGAACTGGGCCTACGAGGTGATCAATCAATGCGCGACCTTCCCGGTCGGTGAGAATGATGACCTGGTGGACTGCATCGTCATGTTGCTTGGTTACATCCGTCGCCTGGGCCTGATGGAACTCGACGACGATGAGAAGATGGACGAGATGAAACTGTTCAGCCAACCGAGGAAATTCTATGGCGCATAGCATGAAGAATGTGGTCGAGTTGAGTGTTGGTAAGTTCGATGCAGTGCGAACGCTTCGAGATTGCCTGTCAGCAGCAGAGCGTGGTGAGATCAAGCACGTTGTCGTGATATGCACTGATGCGTTACTCGAAGGAGAGGCTGACGATGGCCAGGACATATGGGCGAGCTGGTCGCAGATGCAACGACATCATGTCCTGTGGCTGGTGCGATGGCTAAACAGCTACGTCAATAATCGCTACTTCGGCAAGTATCACAACGACGACTGAGGTACACTTCGCTCGCTGCCCAAGGAGACGATCATGTTCATTGTTTGGATTCTTATCGGTATTCTGATTGGCCTAATCCTGTCCTGTAAGTTACCCAGTATTTGTACAGTTGTTAGTAGGGCCTGGAACTGGCTCAAAGGGAAGTTCGGTGGCAAAGCAGGGGAGTAACAAGTCACGGAATCAAACCAGGTCAGGTGGCAGCATCAATGCCAAGTGGCTGGAGAAGAATAAGCAGCAGCGTCGTCGTCGAGGAAAGATGGCGAAGCAGTCTCGACGGAGCAACCGCAAGTGAGTAAGAGATGGCGCGGCATAAAATATAAGAAGCCGGTGACATACATACTCATCGCCTTTGCCGTGACTCTGATCTGGGCTGCCTGTCACGAGACTGCGAGTGGTGCAGAGACAATCCTGAGAGTAGCGCCGGAGACGATGTTCGTCGGCGGCGATAAATACAATGGCTCTGCCGTGTCGGTCGTGGAGCGATTCGCCGGCAAGTACGATGTCGGACTTGGGCTCTATACTGAGTTGCAGTGCCGTGATCCTATGGACTGTCCCAGAGGTGTGGGCACGACCAACATCGGGCTCCAGGCGAAGCGAGTCTTCCAGGTCAACTGGTTCGAGCTTGGCTTCGGTGCGGCTTACTGGAAGAACCAGGGACCAGCCTGGGATAGCAATCTGACGTTCGCCTTGCACGTTGGCATTCACACTCCGGATAGCTGGTGGACCTGGTTGCCGGATCAAGTCTTGTGGGAGCATGCCAGCACCGGAGGCAGCTCAGACAAGAACGGTGGGCTCGATTACATTTCGATTGGCTGGGTGCTTACCAGGAAGTAATCAGCTAGAATCACCACAACTTCGCCGCCAACGAAGCAGAGGGTACAGCTATGGGCTTAGGCGGCACAGGTCTCGAAGGACTCACAAGTGGTCCTGGTGGTGGTGCAATACCATCTTCTCCACATCTCCTCCAAAATTTCGGTGTTGTAGGTGCGCCTGAACTTGCGTTCGAGGGCGACCAAGATACTGGCCTTTACAGGCCAGCAGTCAACACACTCGGTCTCGTTGCCGGTGCTGTTGAACTCGCCAGAATTTCACTCACTGGTGATGCTTTTCTTAATGCCGGTACTGACCCTGCTGGTGATGGTGGTGACCTGGGTCTGTCCGCAGGTGTTTCAGCCGCTGTCGCTACCGCACTTGGCGGCGATGTAAATATTACAGCCGGTGACACGAACTCATCCAGCGGCCAAGGCATCGGCGGCAGTGTAAATCTTAAAGCAGGCGACGGTACTGGCGCAGGCCAAGGAGATGGCGGCTCCATCATTGCAGAAGTTGGCATACCGACCAGTAGCCCTGCCGGGATAAGTGGAGACTACTTCGTTAATACTACGGTCGGTCTTACTGCTGATGCCGGATTGCAAGTTACCGCTACTCCCGGACTTGTATCAATATACGGTGTCGGACGAACTGCTGACGGAACGGCTGGAAACGTAGAAATTTGGGGCGGCTATGCAGCAGGCGCAAACGGCTTCGGCGGCGATCTTTTGCTCTTTGGTGGAGGTCAAGGTGGTGGTCCTGGCGAAGGTGGCAACGCTCACCTCTACGGTGGCGAAGGTGACAGCGTTCCGGGTTTCGCAGAAGTCGAAGGTGGTGAGGCAACTGTCGCTGGAATAGGTGGAGCAGCATTTTTACGCGGCGGAGCTGGTATCGGCGGCAACAATGCTGGTGGTGTCTCTGAAGTTGAAGGTGGTGCTGGTGCTGGCTCTGGTGATGGTGGTGTCGCTACTGTACGAGGTGGCGCGGCGACGACCAGCGGTGACGGTGGAACAGCTCAAGTGATCGGTGGTGCTGGTGCTGCGACCAACGGTGGTGGACAAGTTATTATAACTGGTGGCGCTTCAGGCGCAGGCGCAACAGGTCAAGGTGGTCCAGTACAAATTACAGGTGGCGCTTCACTCGCGACCAATGGTGAAGGTGGTGCAATCTTCATCTCAAGTGGCGCGGGAGCAGGCAGCGGACCTGATGGCGATATTTTCTTAGATCTCGGTGGCGTTACTCAGTTTAGAGTTTCTACAGTTGGTCTCCATTCAGAGGTTGGTTCCGGCCCTGCCCTGCTGAATGTTGGCGCAAGTGGAAGTGTACCGAATATAATTCCGAACCAGGCTGAAAATGACACTGGATATACGAGGTCAGCGGTCGATCAGTTGTCGCATGTTCTCGGAGGAGTTGAAGGATTACGTGTCCGCGCAACTACCAACACAATATCAGCATCTAGCAATCTTGCTGTATGGAGTTACGACGAGTCGGCATTGAAATTCATTGAATTTGGAGCGGACGATTCGGCTGGATCAGGTTTCAAAACCTGCCGGGTGACAAACTAGAAAAGAGGAGAGAGGAGCATGGCTAAGGAGAATGAGTACGCATTGATATTTACGGAAACAGAAATGCGAACAGCTTTGGAATCTATCAACAAGACAGCATATGTCGGTCTGGTATCCGACACGGTATCGAGCATTCGTGAAAAGTTGGATGCTGATAAACAGCAGCCAATAAGACCGCGAAAGCGAAAGCCGAAAGCTGAGGAACCGAAGGAATAATCCATGGCAGTCAGAGCAGATCTTCTATCGACCATGAAACCGATGCCGACCTTTACAGAGTCGGAGCAGGTTACCGAGAAGAACATCATCCAGCACAACGATGATGGAACGATCTCTGTCATACCGAAGGGTGAGATCGCTGAGTACGCTGACGTAGTTCACAGCGAAGAAAATCCGGAAGGCTGGAACGACAACCTGGCTGATGAGTTATCTCCCCAGGAACGAATCACAATCGCGGACGAGCTGATCGAATACTACGAGATCGATGAGCAGGTGCGCGAGGAACACTTTGATCGACTGACTGACGGACTCAGGCTCATGGGCCTGACCGACGAGCCAGCATCGGATGTACCGTTCAAGGGTGCTGCCACTGTGCAGCATCCACTCATCGCTGAAGCCACGACGCAATTCCAGGCACGAGCGATCGAGGAATTTTTCCCGCCTGCTGGGCCAGTCAAGCCCTACATCATGGGTGAAGCGACCGAAGAAAAAGTGGAGCAAGGTGACCGTCTCGCGGATTACATGAACTATCAGCTCACGGAAGCCGACGAGGAATATTATTGGTCCACTGACCAGATGCTGTTTTATCTCCCCCTTTCAGGATCTGCGTTCAAGAAGGTCTACATCGATCCCATCACAGGCATGACTACATCTCGGTTCGTTACCGCAGAGGACTTTATCGTTCCGTATCATGCGAGGTCTCTTGCGAATGCGCCACGGTATTGTCACAAATACGAGATGGTGGAGAACGATGTTTTTCGGGCCCAGGAAGCGGGATCGTTTATCGAAGATGCCAGGTTACTGCCGACTCCACAGATCCTGGTAGACAAGAACACCAGTTTCTCCAGGTACGACCTGGAGGATGTTGCGGATGATCGATCGCCACAGCAGCACTATGACGACACGATCTACACGATGTTGGAGTATCACATTGATTACCGCATGCCCTGGGATGAAGAAGAAGAAATAGCGCCACCGTACATCGTCACCGTCGAGGCAGAGTCTCGCGAGGTGATGGCAGTTCGTCGTAACTGGATGCACGACGACGAGCTGATGAAGAAACGAATTTGGTTTACCCATTACAAATATCTCCCCGGTCTTGGCTTCTACGGCTTTGGACTTCTTCATATCATTGGCTCACTTGCGAAGGCAGTCAGTGGCGGCATACGTGCCCTGCTCGACAGTGCCTCGGTGGCAAACCTACAAGGTGGCTTCAAGTCCAAGGAAGCGAAGATCGCCGGGGAGATTCGATTTACACCTGGAGAATGGATCGATGTTGATATGTCAGCCGACGAGCTTGAAAAGGCTTTCTTCAATCTCCCAGTTAAAGAGCCATCCACAGCACTGGCTAACCTTGTACAGACACTTGTCGATGAAGGAAGACGCTTTGCAACGACAACTGAGAACATGGTTGGCGAAGCATCGAACACCGGACCAGTTGGCACGACACTCGCGCTGATCGAGCAAGGCTCGAAGGTGTTCAGCGGCATTCACAAACGAATGCACGTTGCTTCGAGGCAAGAGTTCAAGATGATGGCGACCTTGAACTACGAGTTCATGGAAGAAGAAGAATATCCATACGAAGTCCAGGGCGAGGAGCGCACGATCCTGAAGTCAGACTTCGATGGTCGTGTCGATATCATCCCGGTATCCGATCCGAACATATGGTCAACGACACAACGCATTGCACAGAACCAGGCAGTGCTGGAGTTGATCACGACAGATCCGGAGTTGTATCCGAAAGCACAGCGCAAGATAGCGCACAGGCGCATGCTGGAATCGTTACGCATTCCAGATGTCGATCAGATCCTGCCGGAAGATACAGATGCGCCTCTTGATCCTGTGAGCGAGAACATGGGCTTCATGGTCGGATCTGCTGCGACCGTGTATCCACTCCAGGATCATGAGGCGCACATTCAGGTTCACATGAATTTTGCTGAACAGCAGGCAGCGGAGAATCCTGACCTGGTTGCAAACCTGGAGCCGGTGATCCAGGCGCATGTGATGGAACACAAAGCCTACGTCTATCGTGCCCAGGTTGAAGCTGAACTTGGTACGCAGTTGCCATACATCAACCTGGACGATCCGACTGAGAACGAAGATCTTCCACCTGATTTAGAAAAACTCATCAGCCAGGCTGTTGCTAAGAAGCTGCGGCCTCCGCCACCTCCAGCTCCGACACCTGAAGAACAGGCTGAGCAAGACGAACGTCAGCGTGAAGAAGACGAGCGTGACATGGAGACGATCGGTAAGATCGAACGAGGTCGAGTAGAAAGCGCAGCCGGGATCGACCGCAAGGATGAAGAATCCGAAGCGGAGCAGAAGCGCAAAGACAAAGAATCCCAGGGTGAGGAGAAACGTAAGGACAAAGAATCAAGAGCCGAAGTTCGCCGCCTGGACAAGAAAGCTCGCGCTCAGGCTACCTTTGGTAGGTCTCCAGTGAGCGCACCAACAAGCAAGGCCGGTAAGAAACGGAAGAAGAAGCGTGGCAGTAGCAAGTCCTAAAGAAGTGCGAGCAGCGAGAGCGTTCCTGCAAACCAGGGACATTCGATCGGGTGATATTCCGCCGCGCAAGTTTGCTAATTCAGCGAAGGAACTGAACATGGGCTTTCGTGAGTTGCTACGAATGATCTCCAGGTTATACTCTGCCGGCCAAGGACAGTCGCGCTTCCGTATGGAGGTGATTAGGGCTGAAGCAGAAAAAGGGTAAGCGTCGTGCCCTGAAGTTCGACGTAGGTGAGGAGACAGTCATGGACTATCAGTTGTATCCAAAACCAAAGGCCGATAAAACGGTAGGCCGCTCAGCTAAGAAAGTGAGTACGGCTCCGACTGGCGGCCAGCATCACATTTCCGGAGCGATGGGCAAGCATCAACGCACTGGTTCTGGAAAAGAAAGTGGTGGTAGCAAGGGAAGCTACTGATGAAGGCCGGTAAATCGAAGAAGCCAACCGGGCAACGTCATATGACCAGGAAGCCTGATGGCCCACATGCTGCGAAAGGCACGATGGGCACAGGCAAGGTCGAACCGAAAGCGAAAGGAACGATGGGCAAACACCAAAGCACTGGTGACGGAGGCGCATCGAAAAGTTAGGAGGAGAGTATGTCTGCACTTCGGATAGCAGAACTACTCCTGAATCGCTGCAAAGCACGAACGGCTGAGAATCACGCCACGATGGATAAAGGCGTGAACATTGAACAGTACGAGCGCCTGGTTGGAAAGAACCAGGAGCTGCGCTGGGTGATGGATCTCACTAAAGAGTATTTGCAGCAAGTGGAGTCGGAGGACGAATTGGATGAACTCTAAAGTGGAGCTTGAACAAGGTAGGCCAGAATCTAACGTGGAAGCATCTGGCACATTATTAGACGTATTTGAAGCGAAGGAATATCCAGGGAAGATCGATCTGTGGCGCATTGCGGTGCAGATCCCGGAGCCACCGGAGATGACTCCAGGTGGAATCGTGACTCCAGAGGAGTATCGAGATCAGAGGGAGTTCAGCACATACGTTGGCATGGTGAGAGCCATGGGCCCGTTGTGCCACCAGGCAGTAACCAGATCACAACTTGATCTGACTCAAGCACTTGGCTGCGATATCGGAGACTGGGTGCAGTTTGGAAAGCATGACGGTGAGAAGTTCAGGACGCGAGATGGCACCCTTTGGGTGATCTTGACTGATACGCAGATCATATGCGTGACAAACGAGCCTGAAGCATTCGATTGCATGTCTCTTTGACTGGAGAATTGCGAGGAGTAGAATCAGCGACACACTGAGTCGTTGCGACCAGGAGAGCGAGGATGGCTGAAACGCAACGGGACAAGATTGAGTACGACTTTGAGGATCTGCGAAGGAATGAAGATCCCGTACCGGACATCGTACTTGGTCAGCTTGGACTCGAAGACGAGGATTTAACCGACGACGAGCGTCATGATGACAAAAAAGCCACGGATGACAGAGAGGAGTTGGATGACAAGGACGACGCAGATGCTGAAATGGACGACGAGCTGGATGACGATGGAGAGTACAATCCAGCAAAGATGACTGGTGCGATGCGAAAGCGTCTCATGAAGGTCAAGCGTGATGCGAACAGAGCGATTGCTGCCGCCAAAGAGGAAGCCGGCGAAGAAATATCAAAGCTAACCAAGCGAATCGCGGAGTTAGAGAGATCAGGGAAGACCGAACAGATCGAAGATGAGTTCGGTGGGAAGCTCGAAGATCTCGAAGCGAAGATGGAAGCTGCAATGGAGAAAGGTGACAGTAAAGAAGTCACTTCTCTCACCAGGCAGATGTCTGAGCTGACCGCAGATATGCGTGATAAAAAGCGCGAGCTGGAACAGCAAAGGGATGAGCCCGATGATGTTGAGGATGAAGCAGATCCGAAGATCATCCCCAGGGCTGCGGAATGGGTCAAAGAACAGGATTGGTGGGATGACGACGAATACGGACATATCCGTGAGTTCGTCCGCAAAGCGGATATCGCTTTGCAGAAAAAAGGTTACAAGCCCACCGACGACGACTTCTACGAGCAGTTAGAGAACCTGGTTGAGAAAAAGTATCCAGGCATCGTTGTGCAAACAGTAGATGACGATGACGCGGATCTTGATCTCGACGAGGAGATCGACGAAGAAGACGACTTCGAGGATGTTCCGGACAAACGTCGCAGGGCTGCGAAAAAGAAACGTGGCCGGCGAAGGAGTCCAGTTTCGGAAGGTGACCGAGGTGGTGTCTCACGAGCAGCAAAGAAAGTCAGGAAGAAGCGCGGCAAGACATTGACGCGAGCCAGGGTGAAGAACATGGAAGTTTTTGGAATGGACCCTGAGAATCCTGATCACGTTGAGGCATACCTGGACAATAATCCGTAGGAGATTGAGCGATGGGTAGCGCGGCAAAGAGTCAAGCACGAAAGAAAGCTGAGCAGCGTCGAGTTGATTCAGCATCAGGAATAAAAGCGTCCGGTGCAGAGAAGAACGCACCTGAGCAGTTGGTCCACGGAGAAGGCAAAGTCCATGAAGCGGAGAACATGGATCGGGAAATGGACGACCTATACGACACGGAAACGGACAATGAACAAACGGAGTGGCGAAGGCATTCAGATCTGGATGCGCCACCTGCCAGGGATGGTTACGTGAATCGTTTCATTCGGATACGTCTGGGAACCGTTCGCGATACAGCCCGACTGAGGAATGCTATTCGAGAAGGGTGGAGACCTGTTAAGGCGTCAGCCGTTTCAGATCGTTCACTACCGACCACCACTATCGACCAGTACGGTGAAGTCATCGGTGTAGAGGACTTGATCCTATGCGAGATGCCGATTCATATGCACAAGCAGCGGAAGAAACATTTCCGCGATAAGCAGCAGCGTCAGAATCGTGCCATCGAGCGTCAACTAAAGGGAGTGTCCAGGGAAGATGTATCAGGCTTCGGCCCGATCCAGGCTACCAGGCACTCGTCCGTTACGGCTGCACCTACACGACGAGTGGAGGTTGCAGATGATGATTAACCGGAGGTATCCGAATGACAAACGTGGATCGACCGTTTGGCTTTACAGCCACTCGCCACGGTGCAGGCGGCACTCCCCAAAGGCTAGGCTCGTATGAGATTGCGAATGGTTTAGCGGCTGATATTTTCTCAGGTGATCCAGTTGTCATCTTGGGATCTGGCCGAACCATCACAGTCGCGACTGCCGGTAATGCAAACCTGATCACAGGTATCTTTGCCGGTGTTCGTTACACCGATGCCAATGGGGATGTCCAGTTCAGACCGAACTGGGTAAGCGGCACTGTTGGTACTGGATTACAACGTGGAGACGATAATCCAGAAGCCCTCGTTTACGATGACCCAAGGAGTGAGTTCATCGTACAAGTCAGCTCAGCAAGTGGCTTGGTAGTAGCAGATGTTGGCCTGTTGGCCAACTTTGTTGCTGGAGCGGGGAACGCATTTACAGGCCGATCAGCTTACGAGCTTGACCAGACGACACTGAACGCTTCGGCGCGACAGTTGCGTATCCTTGGTCTCTCTCGCATTCCTGAGAATGACTATGGTGAGTTCGCGAAAGCTCGCGTTCTAATCAACAACCATAGTTACGGCCAACTAGCAGCAGCGGGAGTCTAATCATGGCTATGAATCGAAGCGACTTTCGCAAACAACTACAGGAAGGGTTGAACGCTGTCTTCGGCATGGAGTACAAGCGGTATCCAG